AAATAAAGGCGGCGGATGCGTGGGAGGATTGGCTCGGCTTTCGATTTGGCGTCTATAGCTGCAAGGAGCTAAGCATAAGCGAGCTTGAGCGTGCGCTTGATATTTTATGTGGTCGTGCGCAGGATGGGACAGACTTCAAGCCCGACGTACTGGGGCGAAATTTGATCTACAATGCAAGCGGCAGGCTCTGCAAGGCGAAGCGGAGCAGCAAAGACGCGAAGCCCGTCGTCAAAAAAATAAGCCCGTCGCAGTTTGCTCGCATAAGCGCGCTTGCCGCCCACCTTGGTATGGACGAGCGAGGGCTTTTGGGTTTTACGATGCGACAATGTAAAATTTTGCTTGGCAAAAAAGAGCAGTTAGCCAAATTAAGCGCGGCAAACGCAAGCAAGCTAATCACCGGGCTAAGCAAGATCGCACAATTTCGTGCCAGCAAAGGGCAAGCATGATCTGCCCGAAGTGTGCCTACGAAAAAACCTGCGTCATAGCCACGATCAAAAGCACTACAGTGCAGCGTTGGCGCAAATGCCCCAAATGCGGCACCAGCTTCTGTACGATAGAAATTTTAAAAACCGATGAGGAGCTAAATAGATATGCAAAAGAGGCTCTGAAAGAAAAATTAGACCGCCCCGAATAATCCCATAAAATCGCAAAACCTCTACTTTACCGCCTTTTCTATTTCACGGATTAGATAGCTTTCTATATCATTTTGCAACGAGGGCAGCAGCGCTCCGCTTTTATCTATCGGCAGAAACGGACGAGCAGGGATATAGATGCCCCGACCCCAGCCGTTATGCGAGCCGAATTGATGCGTTAGCCCATAAGAAAATCCATCGCGCGAGCTATTATTGCTTATCGTTACGCTAGTTTCGCTCGGATCCACACTCCAATTCTCTGCCAAATGTCCGGTTAATCGCAAAATTTTCTTGCTGCCGCCGGCGCCGAATTTTGCTAAAAATACGCGGTTACGCACCCTTGCGCCTCCTCGCGTGCCGCTTTTTCTCATATACGCTATGGCGGTATTTGCGCTTAGAGGCGTCCACGCCTGCCCGAATGGGCTACGCTCTCGCTCGAAGCTTAGCTCTATCTGCGTCTTTACCTTTTCGCCGATACTTGATAGCTTGCTTTTCATCTGCGCTCCGCTTAGGCTGTTTTGCAGCGCCGTAAGCTTTGCCTCTATCTCCTCCATGCCCGTGATTTTTATTGACATTTTTCCGCCTTGGTGGTATAATCGCTTTTAAAGTAGCAAGAGATGCCCTCAGATTTGGCAGAGGGATACTCGCGAAAGCGACTATAAATGACTTGGGTTCGATGCCCGGCCTTGCTACTTTAGCCTTATATATCTCTTTTCATCTTTCAGCACACTTCGGTAGTTTCTAGACGGCATTTTGCTAATCGTCGCTATGAAGTTATCCGTCTTAAATTTTTTGAGCGTATAATCCAAATGGATTACCGCATAATTTATCGTTCCATCGCTTTGTGAGCTTTTGTAAAAATATAACAAAACTTTCTCTTTTTTATCATAAAACACATGTTCAGCTTTATCTAATACGCTCACGATCGCTTTAATCTCGTCCGCGTTCGGCTCTTTTGCCTTTGGCTTACTATCGCGCGTGATATGAGAGATAGTATTTTGATAGATCGCGATGCTTTGTGCCTTAGGCTCTATGCCCAGGGCAGATAATCCATTTTCGACGCTCGGAACAAGCATGCCTACTTGAGCGATCTGATAAATTTTTTCTTTGATGATATTGCCCGCAAGTACGGCATCTACCATCGCATCAAGCCCTTTTTGCCAAACGTAAAGATCGCGCTTATGCGAAAAGTCCTTTAAATCATCTTTAACCGCCTTTTTAACGCTTTTTGAAACCGCACGACTTTTGTTAAGCTTAGCTAACTTCTCCGTTAAAATTTTATCTAAATTGTCCGTCTTGCCGACGTTATAAGCCCAGTCAGGATGGATTTTAGTAGGCGGAATTTGCTTAGCTATGCTCCAGCCCTCTCGCCGCAGATCATCGTCATCTACCGCCTGCACCTTGCAGCGGCAATTCCAGCCGTTTGGCGGATAGCCCTTATCCCAAAACGGATGGTTTTTAGGCAGTATCAGCCCATGCAGCGCGCGGTGACTCGCCCTGGTGCGATCATCCAGCACCGCGACATAACGAAAATACGGCAGATCCGAGTTCATCTGGCTTTGGTAGCGCGCAGCGGCATAGGCTACTCGCATATTGGTGTTATAGATATTTTTTAATCGCCTGTCGCCGACGTAAATTTGCTTTTGCTCGCCCGTTTTTGGATCGGTTACGACTACGTTGCCTAGCCAGCCTTTGCGCGCTAGGGTATCTTTGATGCCGCGCTTCCATTCATCAAATCCTTGCCCCTTTTGCGCGGCAAGAGCTAGGCTATCTTGAATATCTTTTAGAAGATCGAGCCGCGTGATCTTTGCGACCGTAAAGACGCGATGATGAGCCTCGTGCATAATCTCGTCATAGTCGAAATGAAGCTGCGGCCGTTTATCTTTGATGTATTTTACCACCTGCTGCGGCGGAGCAAAAAAGCTAATATTCATCGTCGTCCGCGCCTAAAATTTCAGCGTTTGCTATGACTTGAAATAGCTCCTCCTCCAGGGCATCGAGTTTAAAACCTAGCGGATTTTTTGCAAGTATCTCATAAGCCTGCTCGTAGGTTTGGGCTTTATCCACCACGCTTCTTACGTATGATGAAATTTGCGAGCTTGCGGCGCTAAAATCGTGCTGCGCGGTTTGCCTCTCTATCTCGGTGAGATATTTAGCCGCACCGGCAGAGTTTTTCTCCAAGCTCGCGGCATTTTTTTCGGAATCCGTTTTCGCCTGCGGCGCGCTTTTTGCGCTTGGCGGCAGGTCAAATTCCTTTGCCATATCTTCAGGGCTCATCTCGTATCCTAGTTCATGCAAAATTTGAAGCATCTGTGCGCGCTGGAGCAGATCCACATCCTTTTCGATTTGAATGTTTAGATTTGCCCTTTTGCCAAGACGCGCATATATTCGCTCAACTAGGCGGCTTGCGAATTTCACGTCTGCAGCGACTATCTCGGCGCGGTTTTGCTCGTGGGTTTTGCTCATTGCGTAGCTGCCGCTTTGTGCGGTATTTGCGTTGGAACTAAGCACCGAGCCGTTTATGACCTTAGCAATCTCTGCGTCGCAATAGCGTACGAACTCCATAAAGTCGGCTTGACTTCCTCTACCCTCAAGCACTTTGATAATGTCGTTCGGACCTAGTACCGCGTAACTGCCGCTTTTGATACCCTCAAGCGCTTCAGCCATTTGGGTGATGACGTTTTCGTCTCCGCTTGAGCTATTGCCGATCAGCGGCGGCACGCCTAAGAATTCCACGAATTTCAGGTAATGGCTAAGCACGAAATGTTTGGCAAACACCAGCCATAAAATTTTAAGTAGCGCCGGATCTTCCTGCCTAACTACTATAAAAAATGGCTCTTTGGCTTCAATATCGCGTGAGCCTATCCGCAGGTAAGGCTTGTTTTCTACGATATTAATATATATTCTATCTACTACGTCAAATTTTATATTTGCGTCCTCGTCCGCATATACTTCTAAAACGCTAAGACCGAAAATCCTAGCGCTCACCGCAGCCTTTATGATTTGCTCGATATTTTCGTTTTGATCCTCGCCTAGATCGTGGGTAAAAAATTTATTCTCTACCGAGCTTAAACGCTTTTCTATTTCAGCCCCTACGGCGCTATCCTTATCCATTATGAGAGAAAATGCAGGGAATAGATAATTCTGCTGTTTAGTAAGCAGTGCGGCGCGGATCTTAGAGGGGCTTAGCTCTACATATCCCGCTACGTCGGTCTTGGAATAAGCCCCCTTGGGTCTTAAAAGCTTAATGAGCGATCTTAAATCTTGTTTTTTCATCCATCATCCTTAAATTTCATTTGCGTGCGTTTTAAGCGCCTTTTAGCCCTTGGGCGGTAAATCACACGTCCAAAAATATTTAAACGCTTTTAAACGGCTTTTAAAAGCGTTTAAACGGCATTGTTCTTATCAGCTTTGCAACATATCTTTTATCATATCGCGTTTGCGTTTCCTCTCTTTTATTATCTGCCTAGCCCTTGCATAATCAAACGCCGGTACCTTTGCGATGCGCCATGCCATCTCTAGCGCATCCAACCCATCATCATGCGCGCTTTTAGGGTAGGTATCAAGCTCGTCTATGAAAACGAGCGAGTTTTTATCGCTTAAAATTACGCCGTTATTTATGGGCGGGGTTAGGCTATCGATACGAAGCTGCTTAGGCACGCTATTTTTAAGCTCTATGATAGGCAGATAAAGCCCTAATTCGCGGGCTTTTTTGTCGAGCATATCCTTAAAAAACTCCTGAAACTGAATAGTTTCGATCGCGATTTTAAGCGGGCGGTTAAGTCGTAAAATTTCAAGCGCCGCTACGATGATGCGATCCATCATAAGCTCGGGCTTTACTTTTGCCATTTTAACGCTTGCATAAAATTTGCCCTCATAAGCCCCAAGCGTAGCTACGGCGAAATAATCGCCCTTGCTTTTTCCTAATGCGGGGTCAATCCCCATATAGTAGGCGTCGCAAAGAGGCATCTGCTCGAAAGTTTGGTATCCGCTGAAGCTTGCCTCTTCTTTGCTTAGCGGCTCGTTTTGATACTCGCTCATAAAGGCGCCTTTGGAGCTTAGAAACTCCTGTTTTATGCGCTCTTTATCCAGCCTGCTATCATCTAGCAGCAGCTCTTTCATATCCCACTTTTGCTCATCTACGTTTGCGGGGAAAGCTCGCACTAGCGGATAGGATAGAGTTTTGAAATCCGCTCTTGCTTCGATGCGAAAAAGCAGGCTATCGTAATGCAGCGTAGTACCGACTACTACGATATTATAAGCGTTATCGCCGCGGGCGGGCAGCTTCATAATAGCCTTTTCAAACCACTCATAAAGCTTATCACGCTGGGCTTTCGTTTTGACGTTTTCGTCGTTTTCTAAATCGTCGCAAATGATAAGATCCGGACGGAAGCCGCGCCAGTTTTCGCCGCGGATCTTTTTGCCCGCGCCGTAAGCGGAAATTTTAAACGCCTGCTTACCGCTATAAAATACGATCTCCTCCTCCGTCCATTTATCGCCTTTGCTAATACCGAAGTCCCTAATCAAAAGCTCGTTTTCCTCAAGCTCGTTTTTTATAAACTCAATCGTCTTTTTAGATAAATTTATCGTAGCGCTAATGATTACGCAGTTTCGCTTTCGCGCAGTTACCGCAGTATTAAAAAGCACCCAAAGCCTTGAAATCAAGGTAGTTTTGGCAGCTCCTCTGTAAGCCTTAAAAAGCAGATGCCTATTTTTCGTGCTTAGCTTCGCCTCATTTTTATAGAAATCCGCTCTAAATTTTGAGGTTTCGGGCAGACGTACGTGAGCGCTAAAATAGATCCGCACGCACTCTTTAAAGCTTGCGCGCGTAGCCTTTATCCTAGCGTCTCTTTGCGGATCGATGGCGCGTCTTAGGGATTTGAGCTTGATGCGCAGCGCTTCAATATCTTCATTCATTGCTTGAGCACCCGGCGTAAAATTTCATCCGCATTCGCAGCCAAAAACTCTGTCACGGCATCGCATTTTTTCTTCGTGGCAAGATCAGCAATCTCATTTATCGCGCGGCTCGCGGCGTCTAGCATTTGAGCCTTTATATCCGTTTTTAATGGGGCTTTAAGGCTATAATAGGTTTGCGTATAGTTTTTTAAAATTTCGAGTCTCTCCTGCGGCGGCAGCTCCTGCATCTGTGAAAACGCCCGCTCGAAGCTTTCTATCAGCGCAAGGATAAAACCTTGCTCGCTTTTGATGGTATTACTTTGCTCTCTGTTTTTTGCAAGCGCTAGCTCATCCCAGTCCTCGCCCGCGGCTTTTGCTCTAGCCTTGGTGGCATAGATACTTTGGCGACTTACGCCGCAAGCAGTAGCGATGTCGGTGATTGAGTAGCCTTTGATAAACATATCGCGTGCAGTTTTAACGTCCAAGGCTTACCTCCTTAAATTTGCGCGTCGTCTTACTTTGCTATGCGCGACGATTTTATTTTTATCTCGCATTTTAGCCCGAATTTTTTTCCGTTTCACTCTTGATAGCCCCTAAATAGAGTGATTTTAACGGCGTTTGTCCGTATAATACCGCTAAATTTCGAGACGGAGGCAGTATGAGACAAGGCATAAATAGCGTTTTAGAGCTAAATTTTAAGCAGGACGAAAAGGTAAAGGTTTCGCCGGTCGGCGAAGTGATAGGTCTTGACGGGCGCGCGTTTCGGATTGACGGCGCCGCACTGATAGCCTCCATAGAAAAAAACGCCCTTGATATCGCCCTTGATGAAAACCACAGCTTTGGCGCGGCTTTAGGGTGGTTTGATAAGGATAGTTTCGAGCTTAGAGATGGCGGGATTTACGCTAGCCTAAGCCTAAATAAAACGGGTGAGGAGCTTATCGGCTCGCGGGCGTATCGATACCTAAGCCCCGTTTTTGATATGGGAGAGAATAGACGGGTGATCGGGCTTGATAGCGTAGGGCTCGTAAATCGCCCAAATTTGCTAAATAATGCAATCAACTCAAAAGGAGAGGAAGAGATGGATAAAGAAATTTCGGAGCTTTCGGCAAAAATAGACGCCCTAGGCAAGCAAATAGAGGAGCTTAGCGCAAATTTTGCCGAGCGCAAGAAGGCGGATGAAGTGAAAAAAGAGGAAGGGGCGCCCGATGCAAACGCTAAAAAAGATGGTGCGCCGGATAAAAAAGAGGACGCAAGCGCCAAAGAGAGTAACGCAATAGTCGAAAAGATTGCGGCACTAGATGGGCAAGTACAAAAACTCAATTCGCTTTTGGGCGCGTTTTTCGGCAAAAAGGAGCTTCAAAAAAATAGCGCGTCCTCCTTGAGCGACGAGCAGAAAAAGGTGGCCTCTCTTTTAGGGCTTAGCGAAGAGGAATATGCAAAGGGGATTAAATAATGGCAAATTTTGAAGAGACATCGATCGGCTTTAAGGCGGTCTTCCAAAAGACCTTCAACGATACCAAAAGCGAGGCGGATGTTCTTGCTATGCGCATAGACAGCAACGATCTAAGCGAGAAATATGTTTGGCTGGGTAACTTTCCGATGATGAAAGAGTGGGTCGGCGATAGAGATATCAAAAAGTTCAAGGACTATGGCTATGCGCTAGAGAATCAGCCTTTCGAAGCTAGCGTTACGGTGCCAAATACTCATCTTGAATATGACAAAGTCGGGCTCTATAAACCTGCGATCGAACAGATGGCGTTCAATGCGAAAAAATTTGGCGGCGC